ATGAATACTAGATTGAGTAAGAAAGAGACAATGGTTTATGGCAACATCGAAGTGATAGCTGATGTAATTGGTGGTAACAAGTACTTTACATTTGCTGAGTTGTATGATTTCGATTTGGATAATACCAAGGATGAGTTGAAAGAAATTTTAAACTCTTTGACTGAGAAAGGTTACTTGAAGAGTTTTCACGATTTCTACGAAACTTATCGAGTTTTAAAGTAAGAATAACAAAGGGGATATAAAATCCCCTTACAATATAAATTTAGAGCGTGAGACACACGTAAAACTGTATTGAAACAATGAAAAAGGTATTCACAATTGAGAATGCGTTAGCGTTTTTATTTGCTCTTGAAATAGTATCATTAATTTATTTTCTAGGATAGGGCTTATGCAGATTAAGTTTGGCAAAATAAAGTTTACTGCGGCTAAGTCCGAAAAAGGATGCCGCTTTGATGCTTGCTACAAAGGTGAGCATGTGGCTTTTGAGAGTGAAGATATGTCTTTGTATGATGATGTTTTTTCTGATAATAACAGAAGAGCAAAGGCTGCAAAGAGGGTGGTTTACGAGAATATAAAACACAAGTATTATGAAAATCATAGAGATTAGCGATTTCAACGCTGCCGATGAATTTGTCGTTGAGGCTATGATGCATGATGGCAAATTCAAGGTTATCGGCAAGGTTATTATTGATAATAATCTTCTGAATGATGATGATTTGGAAACCATCTGGCATTGTGCCAATTGGCGAACGAATGGCTATGAAAAGATGGTTGTCCCTAATGGGGTGTACAAAGGCTTAAATGCATTTAGTGATGGTCGAATGTTCTATGTAATTACGGATGATGAGGTCGGAGTGGTTAACGACAACATTATGGTACGTAAGCATTACGATGTCAATAATGGCTATTACATCAAGTCTTCTAGGTTACACAAGGGGCAATCCAAGGACTTATGGTGCTTTGGTAGCCGTGAGACCATAACTAGAGAATATAAGTCAAACCCTTTTATATGTGGTAAGTGATGGCAAAAAAGATTAATCATATTAAACCTTCCTTCATTGAAGGCGGTGAAGTCTGGCATGATATTGATAAATTCCCGATGCTAGACCATACAATTCTAGTAGAGTTGCTGGAAAAAGGCTCAGACGGATTGATTTACCGGACGCAAGATGTTTGTGTTGAGCGAGCGGACAGGTTTGAACCAACAAAGTCTTTTGTTCCTAAGCGTTGGGCGTATGCAATAGACTTAGCTCAATGCAAGCAACTTGAAGGATAAAAACAAAATACAAATTAAGAACAAGCATATGGAAGAATCAAGATGTGTTTACACATTACCCGTCTTGTATAATGAACAAAGTGGTAGAAATGAAGGTGTATGTGTAAGAAAAGAACTTGGAGTAGTTGTTGCAATCGACAATGAAGATGAGTTTAAAGGTGTTTTTTCAAAGGACGGTGAGGTTGATGTATTCAAGCAGTTACTATCACAAGAAGTGTATCGTTACTATACAGAGCACAACGCATTCCCTACTGGGCCTTTGGTTTCTTACAAGATGGATGGCGACATTATCTTTGATTTAGTTGAAGTAACAATCGGAAAGATGTATGGAGGTTATGTTTATATCGTGCATTACAACTTTGCAAGCACAGCATCATAAGAAACAAGTTTGATTATGACATTAATAAGAGATAGAATTAAGATTGTGGCTCAGATTGCAGTGTTGGAGGATATTGCTGTTGACTATAAGGGTAAGACAATAGATAACATCATCCAACAGCTAGAAGCAAGATTGAGTGTGCTGAAATAAGTTCAAATTCCAGTAGTTGGAAGATTATGAGTGGTGGACGTTTTGATTATGCTCAGTATAGGATTGCTGACATATATACAAAGATAGAAGATTATATTGATGGTCATCCATTGGATGAGGAAGACGAAAGATGCTTTCTCGAAGACCGATGGTTGGAGGAGGATGAAGACAAGTATGTTAGAAAGCATCATCATACGATGCCTAATAGATATGGCTTATCTAAAGAGACTATCAAGGAATTCAAAAAGGGTATTGAACTTCTGAAGAAAGCTCAGGTTTATGCCCAAAGAATTGATTACCTTCTTTCCGGTGATGATGGAGAAGATAATTTCCATCTACGTTTGAAAGAGGATTTGGAAAATCTTAAAAGTAAGAAAGGATAGATTATGAGTTGGAATTATCGCTTAGATACACCTATGATGCAATTAGCTGAAGAGGTGAATAAGAAATATGATACCGATGCAGGTAAGATGCTTCTTTGCACTTATCTCTTCATGGTATCAAGTGAAGAGGTCAAGGACAAACAAGCTTTCTTTGATTGGGTAGAAGAGCTGAGTAAGTCCTGTAAGTGTGATGCGGTAAGGGAGTACGTGGAAATCAAGGACAAAGCCGATTGGCTGCATGGTGGATTCAATAAGCCGATTTACCGACACTACAAGGGTAATTTCTATGAGTACCTTGGTGAGGTTACTGATAGCGAGACTTCTGAAGCTAAGGTTGCATATCAAGCAGTGTGCGGACAGCATGAGGTTTGGGTACGACCAAAGGAAATGTTCTTTGGAAATGTTGAGGTTGATGGTAAGTCAGTTCCTCGATTTGATAAGGTAGATTTAAAAGACTTAGAGAAACAAACCGAGAAGAGCAATGGACAGAAAAAAGATTAAGAGCTTGTTAGGTCTAGCAATCTTGCGAGTGAATGAAGTCGTACCAGATTTCGAAGACTTGGATAAGGTTCTTCCTTTGCTAGAACAAGCATATGATGAAGCGGATAAGTCGGATTGGATTTCTGTAAAGGAGCGTTTACCGGAGTTTGAAGAAGAAGTTCTTGTTACTAATGAAGAGAATAAGGAAATTTGGTTTTGTCATCGAAGTAATAACCCGTCAGTAATAACCGCAGAGTATAAGTTTTGTAATTACATGTTGATGCCAGTAACGCATTGGCAAGATATTAAAAAGTTGGATAATGGCTAATAAACAGACGATAAAACCAAAGGTAGTTCCCTTTGAGATAGCCAAGCTTCTGAAGGAGGTTGGCTATGATGAGAAGATAGCCGAATTTTGGGCTTATGCCAGCCCTTGGACAGCAAAGGGTGGTGTTCGTAAGGGTGGAAAATATAGTGAGCATTATGGCAGTTATATTGCTTACTCAAATTCCGAGTGGGAGAAATCCAATATTGAGTTTTCTGCTGCATTAAAGTTGAGTAGTAAGCATCCGGCAATATCCGCTCCAAGCTATGATATGGTGTTAGATTGGCTTTTAGAGCATTTCGGTTACTATATTTGTGTTGCAAACATTTCGAAAGGTAAGTTCTGTTGGCAAACTACATCATGGTGTGTAGAGGAAGGCTTGTGTCATACGGATGGTAAGGAATATTCCAGTAGATACGAGGCAATGGATGCCGCTTTCAAGAGCATCTTAAAGGCTCGCATTGAGAATAAAGATAACGAGGAAATCAAAAGACTTTTGGAGGAAATACAAGATGGAAAGACTTTATGATACTTTTGTACACGCAATAATGATGAAGTTAGAAACTCGTTTATGTATTGAACTCGAATGTGTTTATAAGAATATAACAAACAAGATTGTTGAGAAGAAAGGTAAACTCACCAACGAAGACGTAATTGAGTTTCAGAAAAAACTACAAGAAGTGTACGACACGAATGCTGATATTCGTGAAAAGGTTACTGGCATTAAAGATTACAAGAATTGTATCTTAACTAAAGAAGCATGTGAAGAGCTAATAAAGCGACTTAACGTGATTAATATAAAAGAAAATGAACAAGCAAAGAATGATAGAGTGGATAGCCACTTGTGATACAGGTGTCTCTTCAATGACTATGTGGAGTGCATTGATGGGGGTAAAACGAAAGAAAGATTTGAATATTCCCAAAGACAATAGTGACTTCCGTAGATGCTATGACATGGTAGAATACGGACACGTAACCTTGGATGAGCTACAAGCTGTGAAGGAGCAGTATCCTTGGTTTGCTCCTGTTGTTGACAATTGGAAGGAGTTGTCTCTTTTGTTTGAAGAAGAGCTGGACAAACGCTTGTATATGCGTATTCGTCAGCTATGTGAAGAGTCAGATGCTATCCGGTATGATAAAAAGGGAGAACTTTATTATGAGAGGAATTTTTGGTATAATATAACACAATAATCAAATTAAGAATGAAGAAAATTATCTTAATGTTTTGTTTTGCGATACTCGGCATGAGTGCGCTTACAAGTTGTCATTCGGTTTCTCCCGATGCAGACGAAGAAGCCGTAATCGTAAAGAAGCCTTGGTTTATTGGGCATGGAGGTGTTGAACAGCAAGCAGTGCAGACTGGTCTCACTTGGTGTTGGTGGTCAACGAGTGGTTATTACTTCAAGATTGTTCCAGTCCGTCATGAGATTACCCTAGATGATTTGTTTAGTGACGATAACACGCCACTTGACTTCCATACTGTAATCATTACTCAGATTGAGCAAGGCAAGTCCCCAATTCTTTTGCAGAATTATGGAGAGAAATGGTTTGATACTAATCTCAACAATTATTTCTGCAATCTGGTTCGAGACCATATTTCTCAGCATTCCCCATTTGACTTGATGTCGAATCGGCAAGTGCTTAATCAGATTGACAACAAGATACGCAAGCAGATGCAGGACTATGTGAATGCTCTATCAAAGAAAAAGCAGATGCCTATCATCATAAAGGAGGTTATCATTGGTAAAGCTACACCAAACAAGGAACAGCTTAATGAAATGAACCGCACGGCAAAGGTCGTGCAAGCCAAGCAGACACAAGAACGTGAATATGAAGTGCAGATAGCAAGAGAAAAGGCTGAGCGACAAAAGGCAAAGGCAGATAAGGCATATATGGAAGAAATGAACCTTTCCGCTGGTCAGTTTATCAACCTTAAGTGGATTGAAACAGTAGCAAATAAGCAAGGAGCTAATATTGATGTTATGGTTGGCCCTGCTGAAAGCATGTGGAATATAAGACGCAATTAATTAATTTATAAATCAAGTAAACAGAAATGAATAAAGACAAATTAAAGGTCAGTTTTGAGATTGATCGTTACAAGGTGATTGGTATGCTCTCACGAAATTGTGAGAATGCTGAAGAGTACAATGAGATTATGGGTATTCTTGAAGGCAAGAGTGAGTTTGTGCGTGACGCGAATGGTAACGAGGAACTTGCAAGCCGCATTTGCAATTATGCTTTAAACTCTATCTTGGTTGAGAATCCAGATTTGGCTCTCCGTAAGCGTTTGGATAAGGAACAGAAAGGCGAGGATGCTCCTGATGTTTCAAATGTTATCGAAATCAAAGGTGATGATGCAAAGAAACTTGTAGATACCCTTTGTGGTATTCTCCGCAAGGATAAGTGATGTGAAATTCATCAAAAGAATATAAATAAACACTAAAACACTTGCAAGTATAAGAAAAAATGCTTATCTTTGCATCGTGTTTGAAACAGATGGCCTTCTGAGAGGTCGCTTCTACCATAATAAGTCAAGACTTAGGAGTTTACGGCATGGTTTACACATTACCCAGCCCAGCTAGACTATAACAAGGAAACTCTTATTAGGGTGAGAGACCCTAGTTGCTGCATTAGACAAGTGGTTAAGTCGCCAGCTTTTCACGCTGGTATTCAAAGGTTCGAATCCTTTATGCAGTACATACAAAATTGCCCTATGGTGTAATGGCAACACTACAGGTTTTGGTTCTGTCATTAGTGGTTCGAATCCGCTTGGGGCAACAAAGTAATGTTAGGAATGTGTTCCATAGATGGTGCGATATTCAAGCGGTTAAAGAAGATTGACTGTAAATCAATTCCCATTGCGGGTTCGGTGAGTTCGAATCTCCCTTGCACCACGAGTAACTTTTGTCAGATTACGAGGAATGTAGCTCAGTAGTAGAGCACTTGGCTTGGTAACTAAGGGGGCGTTGGTGCGAATCCAATCATTCCTTTACGCTTTCGTAGCTCAGTGGCAGAGCATAGGATTTTTAATCCTAGGGTCGAAGGTTCGAATCCTTCCGTTGGCACAATGATACACAAGAAGAGAGCCGTGATGTTTGTTTTGTTGGAATCTCGGACATCTGTCAATGGGCAAACGTAAGATGCAGATGAGACGAATAAAGTTGTGAATAAGTCTATGAACTATGGGGACAAGTGGAATGGTTCTCTTTTGTGTTTCATTTAGTTTAACGAAAAAAGAGAAGAATATGAAATGTCCGCTAAGAATGGCAGTCGCTTTAGAAAAGAACAACAAGGTATATCCAAAAGATGTACGGAAGTTCTTGATGGGATTGTACGCCACGTTGCATTTGACAGATAACGCAACGGCTAAAGATATGGAAAAGCTGGTATATTATGCTTTTCGGAATGGTTACCTACTAGGTGTTAAGTCTGAAGGAGGTGATGACCAAAAAGCGTATGACAGACTACCGGATTTGGGAGTAGAAGAAGATATTGGTGATGATTTAAAAAGATAGTCGATAAAAATTAGTAATTAGTTAGTAAAGTTCTTTAGGCTTTGGTGTGTGAACATCGAAGCCTTTTTATATATAATAAGGTAAAATAAAAGCTGAAATGTTAACAAGCCCCGCATAATAGTTATGAAAGGTTAAAATACGAAAGAAAAACATTAAAAAGCTTGCATGTTTCAAAACTTATTCGTATCTTTGCATCGTCAATCAAGATAAGTTGGTTGATTTGCCGAGTGACAAGTTTCACTCAATAAGGTGAGAGCGACACCAAGGGGTAAGACCCGAAACAACTAGCACAATTGATTATGTCTAAGCAGACTGGTTTTTCATTCGCAAGTTCAAAGAAGTCATTAATTGAGACTATTGACGAAATCAAGAAGTCAAAGATGCCTCGCAACGAAAAGATTGTTGCATTGAAGGCTTGCGGTCTTCGTGAGAAAGAAATCTCTGATATGTTGAAGGTTTGTGTACCAAGCGGTTCAACTTCAACGAGATTCGTTTATACATTCGGTGTTGAGATTGAATGTGTTCATGCCGAGCGCAATGCCTTGATAGAGGCGGGTCGTCAGAATGGTGTTGATATTCATTCTGAGGGCTATAACCACACCGATAACAAGAGTTATTTCAAGATTGTTAGTGATGCTTCAGTTGGGGGTGATGTTGACCCTAACGAGGTTGTTAGTCCGGTATTGAATGGCAATACAAATGGTATGGCAACTTTGAAGAAGGCTATCAAGTCTTTGGATGCCGTAGGTGCAAGAGTAAATTCTACTTGTGGTCTTCACGTTCATATTGGTGCAGCTAAGTTGACAGGCGAGCAGTATGTTAACGTCTTCAAGAATTATCAGAAGCTTGAAAGATTGATTGATAGTTTTATGGCTCCTTCAAGAAGAGGTAATTGCCGTTGGGCAGCCAGCTTGCTTGACAAGGATTTCTCTAATTGCCACGACAATTACGATATAAGACGTAGTGTTTTTTATGGAGACAGATATTACAAGGTAAATGCTGAGAGCTATACACGTCACAAGACTATAGAGTTTCGCCAGCATCAAGGTTCAACTAATTACAAGAAGATTGAAATGTGGGTTAAGTTCTGCGCAAAGCTTGTCGGTTGGTCTCGTAACAATGTCTTCACTAGTGAGGTTATGAACATCGAAGATATACCTTTCTTGAATAAAGAAGAGAAGGCTTTCTTCCAGAGCCGTAAGGATGCATTTGCAGCCAATAACGATTAATTGATGCAGTCCTAGGGTTAAATCCCTAGGGCACAAATAAATCAAAGTATTATTAAGAAAAAGAAAGGGTAAAGATATGTGTGTTATTATTGTATGTCCGAAAGGTGTTGCTTTGCCATCCGTAGATGAGCTGAAGGCAGCGTATATGAGAAATCCCGATGGTTGCGGATTTGTGAGCGAGTCTGACCATTATAAGAGCTTGCATTTCTCTACATTTATACGTAGATTAATGAAGCGAGATATAAATGAGAATGTAATCATACATTTTAGATTTGCTACTCATGGTTCTGTCTGTGTCAAGAATTGCCATCCGTTCTACAAGGCTGGTTATTGGTTCGCCCATAATGGGGTGCTTCCGATCTGCTCCGAGCATGATAAAACGGATAGTCAGATTTGTTTTGAACGTTTCATTTATCCTACTATCAAGAAATATGGTTGGGGTTCTGATGAACATATGAAAGAAATGAATAAATGGACAGCTCATGGTTCTAAGTTTGCAATGTTGCATAATGGTGAGATATTGAAGTCCGGTAAATTCATAGAGCGTGATGGACGGTTCTATTCTAATTTGAATCATTTGGGTTATATGAGAAATGTCATAAACTTTTAGATATTTTAATGTTTAGGTTCTTTTTAATTCGACAAGCGTCAGATGTCCGTGAGGATATTTGGCGTTTTTTTGTTATATAAGGTGTTTTATTTTGTGTTGCTATTAATTATTCGTTTATGTGATAAAATAGCCTTAAATCGCTTGGAAATGCCGTTATTACTCACTTTTAAGCAAAAGTGAGATACTTGCAAATGGTTTAGTGTGTTTATTGTTCTTTTCGTATTATCTTTGCACTAGTTTTAACAAATATATCGAAAGAATGAAAGATAAAATTTTCCAGTTACTAAAACAAGAGTATAAGTCTCTTGGGTTAGGTGATGAAGTTCTTCAGGCACATGCCGAAATGCTTGATAAGATGGGGCTTGTTACTGATGACAACATCGAGACAGTGGTTGCTAGTCAAAAGAGTTTTTTGGAGTCCTTGCAAAAGGACAATGACCGCAGGGTTACCGATGCCAAGAAAAAGTTCGAGGAGGCGCAGAAGGCTAAAGAAGAGGCTGAACGCAAGGCTGCTGAAGAAGAAGCTAAGAAGAAAGCTGACGAAGAAGCCAAGAAAGCCGCTGAAGAAGCCGAAAAGAAACGCTTGGAGGAATTGGCAAAGAAAAACGAAATGCCGGATTATCTTAAGAAATACTTTGAAGAGCAGGCAGCAGAGAAGAAAGCTTCAGATGAAGCAAGAACCAAGGAACGTGAAGAGTTCAAGAAACTCGTTGAGACCTTGACTCAGAAGAACACAGACCAAGCCAAGACTTACAACGAACAGATGGAGGCACAAAGCAAGACCATTAAGGAATTGCAAGAAACTATCCAAAAGCAAGCTGAGGAGGCTAAGGCTAAGGAAGAGGCTGCTGCAAAGGCAAAGGCAAAGGCAGACCACGATGCGAAGATCTTATCAAAGGCTAAGGAGTTGGGCATTCCCGAAAGTCGTATCAACGAGGGTTTCACTCTGAGCGATGATGCTACAGATGAAACTATCGAAACATACCTCTCCAAGGTAGCGAACAACTACAAGGCGTTGCAACAACCACAATTCGGGGGCAGCTATCGTGCTAGCGAGGGTGAGCCAACAAAGGAGGACGTTGACAATGTAGCCGCATCATTAGTTCAGTCACTTTAAAAATTGAAAAACATGAATCAGGAATTGAAGACTACGAAAAAGCAAATTGTCTTTGGTGAGGATTCCGTCATTATCCAGAAATGGGAAGGCGACATCAAGGGCGGTCGTGCTTTGGATTGGACAGGCGTAAAAGATGAAGTTCTTTACGCAGGTCGTGTTATCGTGACAGATGGTAAGGGAACTTACAAGCCATTGCCTATTGAAGCAGGCAATTATAAGGCTTTGGGTACTGCCAGTGACCCATTGGAGCATTACAAGTATGCGGGTGTTCTCTATCGTTCTATTCTGAACGGTGAGCCAGCGGCAATTATGACTGCTGGACAAGTAAACAAGGTAGCAGCTAAGGCTGCGAATGGTGCAGACTATCCGGATGCGTTCCTTACAGCTATGCCAAAGATTGCTTTGGTTAGCGATGAGGATGCTAACAAGTTCGATGAGTCTGACGCAACTATGGATAAAGACTAAAAGAAGGAGGATAACAGATGGAAAAATCACTTTATTTTCAGTTGGTCAATAAATACTTCCCACAACTTGTTGCAAGTGTAGTAGAGAAGTTGAACGGCAAGAATCAGACCACATTGACCTATATGTACCGAGACCACTTGACTAACACATATAGTCAGGACGGACGCTGGGCATCAATTACTGCGGAATATACACGAGTTGCTGCTGACGTTGTATCAATGGATGCAGAACTCCCATTGAAGAGCCGTGATAAGGTTTCAACCGCTGAGGGTCAAATCCCAAAGGTTGGTATGAAGCTTTACATGACAGAGAAGCAGCTCAAGGATTTGGATAACATGATTGCGCAACGTTTGCCTCAGCCACAGATTTTGCGTAACTTGTTTGCAGACCTTCCTCGTTGTATTCAGGCGGTTTATGAGCGTATTGAAGATATGTTCCTCAGTGAGTTGTCAACAGGTGTAGCTTTGGCAACCGGTTCCGGTGGTACAGGTATTCGAATTGACGTAGGTTTTGCCGAGAAGAACAAGTTAGGTCACGGTGCTAAGGCTTGGGACGCAGAGGATGCAACCCCACTTGATGACATTCAATTGGTTTACGACAAGGCGATGGACGACCAAAACACCATCACTACTTGTTATCTTGATGATTACACAATCAAGTTGCTTGGCAAGAACAATCAGGTTCGTGCTCAGTTTGCCTTCAATCAGGGCATCGCAATCAATAGTGATAGCAATATTCCTATTTTGAGCTTTGAGCAGATCGCGTCTATCTTCAGAAATAAGTGGCAGACTAACTTGGTACGTGTAGCCCGTACAATCAAGACCGAGATTAACGGCAAGAAGGGAACACACAACCCTTGGGCTAAGGGTCACATGACCTTTACATGCTATGACAACTTGGGTGATTTGTTCTGGACTAACGTAGCCGAAGCTACAAGACCAGTTGCAGGTGTTACTTATCAGTCAGCCGATGAGTATATCTTGGCTAGCCGTTATTCTACCAATGACCCACTCCGTGAGTTCACCAGCTCACAAGCAATGGTTGTTCCTATTTTGAATAACGTTGATGCCATCTACTCTTTGGACTCAACACAAGCGGTAGGTTAGGCTTATGAGAGGTGAGGTAATTAGTCCGTTTCGTGATAAGTTCCATTTTAACACCATCTATGAAGTTGGTGCAATCTTGGACTTTGACGAAGAACGCATGAACTCCCTTATCGAACGTAAGCTTTGCAAGATGTTGGAGGCGCAGGATGATAACCATTCTGCACCTCTAAAAGACGATAAGGAAATTAAAGATACTCCTAAAAAGGAAGTCTTGAATGATGGAAAAGAAAATCCTGTAAAGGAAGAAGAAAAGAAGTCAGAAGAGACACCTAAGAAGGAAGTCTTGAAGGAGAAAAAGGAGAGCAAGCCTAAAAAGGAGAAAACCTCAAAAAAGGATGCTGCCGAGTCAACCGAAGAGAATTCCCAAAAGGAGAATGTAGAAGAAGAACTTGACGAAAAAGCAAAGAGCGAGCAGGAGGCTGCAAAGAAAATCGCTGAGGCTATGAGTCAGGCTCAGAAATAAGGATGTCACATGAAGATAAGAGAATACATTTCGCAGAAGTTGCGTGCTTGGAATATTACCGATGCTCAATTGGAAGATATTTCGTCAGGTATAGACCTTGACGAAGAATATACGTCTGATAATTCCCAGGTTGTAGGCAAGGCGATGATTTCCGTAATCGAGGAACTTATGCTTGCCCCATATATGAGCAATGTGAATGAAAATGGATTCTCTGTCTCTTGGGACTACTCTAGGATAGGACAATACTATATGTGGCTTTGCCGTAAGTATGGTGTTGCTCCGGATGATGAAGTGGTGGCAGCTTTAGGGCTTTCCACTATCACGGATAAGTCTGATATTTGGTAAATGTCTAGGTTATGTTATATTCCCCTCATATATTAAAGAAAAAGTTCGTGAATAAGGTTGTCAACAAGTACAACGAGGTCATTAGCTCTTCTGAGGAATGGAAAGAAATGGGGCGTTGTCGGTGCGATGACAACTCTACCGAGCATTTCACTACCGATAATGGTAGTATATATACACCGAAATATCATATTGTTTGTGACAAGTGCCAGATTTCCGAAGGTGATGAAGTCAAAGTATATTCCGATGATGGAAGTTACCGAGGAGGTGGAAAGGTCTATAATGCCCCTAAGTGCAATTATCTTGGTTATATGAGTATCTATGTCTGATGTTATAAAGGATGAGATAGACGCTTTCTTTGCACAGGGAGAAAGGGAAGTAGATGAATTCCTTGATAGGTTAGGTAAAACTGCTGTTGAGCTTGATAAGGCTAACGGAAACTACCGAAATCGCACAGGTAATCTCAGAAGGTCTAACTATAGTAATGTACATGACCATACCTTGACTCTTGGTAATAAAGCGGAATATGCGTCTGATGTTTCCTCTAGAGGATATGATGTTATAGATTCGGGTATTCAGTATATCAAGAAAGAAATCGAAGATATGCGATGATAACAGAAATAGATGCTGGTCATGTAATCTATGACGACTTGGAACTTATGGGAATGGAACGAAGACTGAAAGGACATCTGAAAAAGGGTGGACTTGAAGGAGAAAGACCTATGGTCGGTGAAAAGATTCCTGATGAAGGCATGATAGTAATCATTCCTAAGCGCATGAGTGCAGACAAGACTTATTTCAACGATTGTACTATAGAGGTAAACATATTGCTCAAAGATATAGAGGGCGAGGCTAATCCTCAATTGAACGAGCTTTTAAAAAAAGCTATTGAAACCTTGTCCGACAATGAAGTCGGAAAAGCTGAGGATGTATGGTATCGTTATTCTATCCGCTCCCACGGCATAGAGCAAGAAAGTAAGTTGAGTTGTCATTACGCAAACATTACTATTGATTTTGAAACATTAAACGTAAGATAAGATGAAACCTTTTATTGGAATCAAGAGAATTTGGTATGGTGCTCCTCTTACCGAGGCAAATACACCAGCTAAGTTAGCAACATGGTTAAAAACCGCAACAGAGGTCTTGAACAGCCATGAGGGAACATGGGGATATTCTCAGGATGACCCTAGTGTTACCGAGTACAAGAACGAGCTGAACGGACAGGTTTACTATCGTGACAAGACCGATGAGGGTGCTAAGACAATTACATTCTCTATTGGTGTCTTCTCATGGAAGAACAAGGTTGACCTTCAAGGTGGTAAGATGTACGATTCAACCGGAGCAGCGACTACAACGGAGGCGAACGCAGTAGGTTGGTCTTCTAGCCAAGATTTGGCAAATATCAACAAGTGTATTGTTGCTCAGACCAAGACAGGAAACTACATCGTTTTCTCAAATGCGGCTATCGTAGCCAAGGGAGACCAGCAGGACAAGAATATCACTTTGGGTATTTCTGCCGTTGCCATGGAAAGTGAAACCGATGGTGTGGCTGGCGAGTACCAATGGGAAGGTTCTGCAGTTGTGGAACAGGAATAAGGTATAAACGACAAATGATAGAGGGGGATGGTGTTAATGCCGTTCCCCTTTTTTAATATAAGAACAATGAGTAAGGCTAGTATTTTGATTGCGGATGCTATTCTTGGAGAGGATACCGTAGCAATAATCGTGAATGGAAAGGTTTATAGTGTTTCACCACCTACAATTATAAAACTTGTCAAGGCGGCTAAATACCTTGATAGCTTTGAGGAGGGCAAGACTTTAGCAGAAGTCTTAGGTATGCTTAAGAATCTGAATGATGCTTGCAAGGCACTATCTGTGTTCATACAAGGCGATGAATCCATTAGTGATGAATTATCTAAAGGAACGCTTGAAGAGGTTGTCAATGGCTTACAAACGGCTTATTCCTTAATCTCTATCAAGGATTTTCAGACGCTATCAATTTTGGCGAAGAGTGCGGCAAGGATGATAGCAAAACCACGACCATAGGTAACGATACACTCTTAGGACAGATTGCATCTTTTATGGATAGTCTGCACTTATCTTACCAAGAAGTCGTGAAAGAAATACCTTATAGAAACTTATTGCTGATGACAAAAGACAAGCAAAGAGTAGCATGTGGTGATGTAATGTATGAGGTAACGGAAGAAGAGTTTGGAATGAACTTCAAAAAAGGATAAGTTTAAAATAATGCAAATAAAGTATTAAAAGCACTAAAATGTTTGCAAGTTAGAGAAATATTATTTATCTTTGCAAGCGCAGAACAAAAAAGGATAAAATGGCGATTTAAGAAATTGATAAGATATTAGAGACACGAAACCCGATGGACTATACCGAAAGGCAGTCCGAGTCACTATTCCTTTGACTTTGCAATCGGTAGTTTCGTGTTTTTGTTATTAAATAAGATGCAAGACGTAAGGTTAATATTCGAGATACTTGTTTCCATGTTGCTTTGCGCTTGTCTCATATTGCTTGCTGTAAGTAGATATAGACAAAAGAAAAAGCGTGAAGAACCGGAGCGAAAGGAAATGGACTTGATAGACTTCTTTTCTTTGGGAGGAGTTGCCTATTATTGGAACAAAGGTGGTAAGCAGCAGAAATGTTACACATACGAAGAATTTCTGAAAATCAAGGCTGACTACGTGGAGCTTTGGTTGAATCAGAATAGATATATTTTTAACTCTCAATTAGATAGCGATGATATATAAAGTATTTGTTTTGTTTCCGACAATAGTTGTATCAGATGGTATTGTCGGTATAGCTTGGCTAGGAAAGGTCTTTAGCTGGAGATATGGAAAGAACAAGAAAAAGAGCAAGAATGTGTCCTTGATGATAGGATATAACACAGGAATGTCTCTTAAGTCGAAAATAGACGATAACGCTGCGGATGATTATTTAAGACGCATTGCCGAAGAAAACAGAATCTAAATTCAAGGGTTAGAGTCCCTTTTTACAACCATATTACTTGTGGTTATTTTTATACATCGGTTTTTATTAACGATTGTTTTTTATGGTAGATAAATGTATAAAAACGAGCACAAGTTCCCTTATAGATGGACTAAAAAAGATGCTAATTTCACAAAAGACAAAGGTAAGGTGATGTCTTGCTTTTGTTGTGGAGGTGGAAGTTCCTTCGGTTACAAACTAGCTGGCTACGATGTCGTAGCCTGTAACGAGATAGACCCAAAGGTTATGAAGATGTACTTGAAGAATCACGATGTCAAGTACGCTTTCAACTGTGATATTCGTGAGCTGATTGCCAATATCAATATGGGGGGGCATATTATGAAAGAAGAGCTTCATAATTTGGATATATTGGATGCTAGTTTCCCTTGTTCGGTATTCAGTATCGCAGGTGATCGTGAAAAGGCTTGGGGAAAGGAAAAAGTATTCCGAGAAGGTCAGAAGGCACAAAGGCTTGACGATTTAGCTTTTTATTCAATTGACCTCGCTAAAGAACTAAAGCCAAAGGTGGTGGTTTTTGAGAATGTCCAAGGTTTGTTGCAAGGTGAAGCTGTCGAGTACGTAAAAGAGATTTATAAGCAGATGGATGATGCCGGATATATCTTGCAGCATTGGCTTCTTAATGCACGTTACATGGGTGTTCCTCAAAACAGACCTAGGGTGTTCTTTATTGGGTTGCGCAAAGACCTTTGCGAGCCGTTTATGGTTCAGAAGGATTTATTCGAGCGAGTGCCTAAGATTGATATGGACTTTAATGAGAAAGAAATTGTCTTGGATGAGTTTTCTGACTATAGTGGAAGACAGATTCCTAAAGGAATGATGAAGTATTGGGTGCATAGAAATGAGAAAGACAATTCTATCGGTGATATTGTCAAGCGGATGGATAATCGTCTTTCTATGTTCAATAATATGTTTCTTAAAAAGAATAAGGTATGCAATACTATATCAGCAATGGAAGATAGGCTTGTGTATTTTGATAATCCAAGCTATATGTCTGCGCATGATACGATTTTAGCATCAACATTTCCTGAGGATTACGACTTTAATGGCATGAAGCCTTGGTTTGCTTGCGGAATGTGTGTTCCTCCAGTTATGATGGCTAATGTAGCTACGAGAATCTGGGATTGTTGGTTGTCAAAGATTAAAAAGGAGGAATGCGTATGATAACAGCAAGTATGACTTCGGGTGAGATACGTAGAGTACGAAACTTAGATGAAGCTAGAATCTATGAGTTTCAGATGCGAAAAGCTAATGAGCTTAAACGTGAAATGAGAAAGCAGAACGTAAGGCAAATGACCAAGACATACGAATTGGTTACACAAAACGCTAATTATTTCATAGTAGTAGGTGTAAAACAAGGCGGTGTTTTCGTGTCCGGCGTATTCATTTATCTGAAGGAAACCAACGAGTATATTCCTATGAGTAGAAACGAGGGGTATAGCGAGGATTGTTTTGCCATGAGCGTTCATTTTCTGAAGAGATTTGCAGAAAGGTTTTTGAAAAAAGACTTACCGATTGCCAAGATATTGCAAAAGATATATACATCGTTTACAGGTGCAGTTCAGCTCTATAGTGATGACAAGACAAGAAGGGTGGTATTTGCTATTCCGGAAGGGCTTATACTCACAGAATACGAGCAAGAAAAGCATATCATCCACTACAAAACCTTTGTAAGCATGGATATGCTAAAGAAGACACAAATGCGAAGTTACGAGAAGATTAGTGCATTTTTAATGGAATCTTGTCAGCAAATAGCTAAAGCAAGAGAAACCGGAAATGACGAAAGGCTGTGCGTTGTGTACAAAAGGTTTTATAATGATATTGATTTGCTAGATACAAAGGAGGCGCAAGCCATATATTCAAGTTTCTTTGAAAAAGGAGGTAACAATGAAAGATAAATGTATAACAAGGTTTCTTGGTGATATTAAGCCTATAAAGAATTACGAAAGGTATTATGTTAGCAAGCTGGGACATGTTTTTACTATTGGGAGAACGTCTCAATTAAAGGAAATCGCACCTTGTAAGACACCAAAAGGTTATCTGAAGGTATGGCTTTACAAGAACGGAAAGCGCAAGATGTTTTATATCCATCGTTTGGTAGCTCAGGCTTTCTTGGAGAATCCAGAAGCGTTGCCGATGGTGAATCATAAGGATTTCGACAAGACGAATAACGATGTAGATAACTTGGAGTATTGCACTGCAAGATACAATGTGATTTATTCTGCTATAGCAAAGAAAACCTCTTCCGAATACTTGGGCGTGACCTGGAATAAGAGTGTAAGAAAATGGCAAGCTCAGTATCAAGTAGGTAAGAAGAAAACTTATATCGGATGCTTTGGTACGCAAGAAGAGGCTCATGAAGCTTATGTTAACGCTATTAAAGAGATTTGATATGCTTGAATTTGATAGAATATACAATTCCGACTGCATAGAAGGAATGAAACAAATAGAGAGTGGGGGGTGAGCTTAATTGTTACTGACCCACCATATTGTATCTCCTATAAGACCGGATGGAGAGCAGATGACCATCGTTTTTCGAAGGAAATACTCAATGACGATAATGAGCAATTGATTATTGATTATATGAGCGAATGCTACCGGATTTTAAAGGATGATAGTGCTGCTTACGTCTTTTGTTCAGCCAAGACCTTGGACTTTTTTATGCAACAAGCGAGGAACGCAGGGTTTACCATTAAGAATGTGCTCATTTGGCGAAAGAACAACCATACGGCTGGAGATTTAGATGCGCAATATGGTCAATGTTACGAGCCAATCCTGTACTTGAATAAAGGCAGACGAACCATAAACGGAAAGCGTTTGGAGGACGTATGGGACTTTGATAGAGTTCCATCAGATAAATTGGTACATCAGAACGAGAAACCAATCCCCTTGCTTATGCAATGCATCTTGAAATCATCGGACGAAGGAGATTTGGTATTTGATGGTTTTATGGGTTCAGCAAGTACTGCTCTGGCTTGTATGCGAACAAACAGGAATTTCCTTGGCTTTGAATTAGACGGGGAATATTTCAAGGTAGCACAAAAAAGAATCAAAGAAGAAATGTTTAATCAAAAAGATATGTTTGGATATGTTGGAGATAGATAAGATTTATCAAGTTGATTGTCTGGATGGTATGAGCAAGATTGATGACAAATCTGTCTCGCTTATACTCACAGACCCTCCATATGAAATTTCAAGGAATTCCAATTATGCAAAGTCCGCTCCTGCTGGTAAAGATACCGATAGATTCCGCATATCTATCGACTTTGGAGACTGGGATAAACAGGAAGCATTTGATATAGGCTCTATGATAAAAGAATCCTACAGGTGCTTGAAAGATGGTGGATATATAGTTTGTTTCTATGATTTGTGGAAGATTGGGGTCGTAAAGGATGCGATGATTAAAGTCGGATTTAAACAAATTAGATTTATAGAATGGATAAAAACAAATCCTGTTCCAATAAATAGTAAGACAAACTATCTCACAAACGCAAGAGAGGTCGCTGTGTGTGGGGTGAAAGGTAAAAATCCTATCTTTAATAGTGAATATGACAATGGAGTATATAGCTTTCCAATCTGTTGTGATAAGGGGCGATTTCATCCTACCCAGAAGCCTGTTAGTCTTTTCAGAAGCATTATAAACAAGCATTCCTGCAAAGGAGATATTGTACTAGACTGCTGTATAGGTAGTGGAACTACGGCTATTGCGTGTATTCAAGAAAATCGTAATTTTATAGGTTTTGAAACTAATAGAGAGTTTTACGACAAAGCAAACAAGAGAATAGAAAATGAATTAATGATAAAGCAAGACAGTTTATTTTGAAATGAAAGTTAGTGGGTGATATGATGGAGCTAAATAGAATTTATCAAGGTGATTGCCGAAAGCTTCTAAAGCAGCTAGACGATGAATGTATAGACCTAGTATGCTCTGATGTTGCTTATCCGGTACAAGCTAGAGGTGGGCGCAGTAGCATGAGTGGATATTGGACGGATTCTCAAACTAGAAAAGGTAAGATATTCAAGAGTAATGACATAGATATTTCGGAGTATATCAACGAACTATATCGAGTACTAAAGGATAAGACTCATTGCTATCTTATGTGTAACGACTATAATCTGATGCATTTTCTAGATGAGATAGGACGGAGTGAGTTTCACTTCACAAAGTGTTTAATATGGGATAAATGCACTAAGGTGTGTGGAACGTATTATATGAACCAAAAGGAGTATATCATTATGCTTCGTAAGGGAGGTGGGAAGCCAATTAATGAGCTTGGCACATCTGACATTCTGAGTGTACCTATTCCAACCAACAAACGCAGGGATAAAGAAGGATTGATTAATCAGACCGAAAAACCAGTTAAGTTGATGGAGATACTAATCAGGAATTCAACAAATGTAGGTGATATTGTTCTAGACCCATTTATGGGAAGCGGCACAACAGCAAGGGCTTGCGTTAATCTTGAAAGAAAATATATAGGCTTCGAAATAGAGCAGCGGCAAGTAGATTTTGCCAATAATGAATTAAAGAACATGAGTAGGCAATTAAGTCTGTTTTAAAACAATGTATATGGGTATGGTTATTCAATGTAACCCTGTTGTAAGAAATGGGAATAAAGAGATAACGGATGCTCTGATAAAAGCCATTAATGATGAAGCCTCGAAGCGTGGGTTGGTACGTGATGAATTGGTTGAATATTGCAATCAATTGTTAAGGGAAGGCGAAATCAAGGCTTGTATTGAGAATTTGTTTTATAATTTCAAACGTTATTTTTGGAGGTATTATTGATATGAGAAGAAGAAAGTTGAACAAGTCTCCAGTGCTAGGTCTCTGCGGATTTGTTGTCGGTTACGAGTGCAGGGAAAAGGGAATAAAGCTGATGGAGTGCGATAAGGCGCAAGCTGATGCAATTATAGTTCCTCATCACTTTTCACACAAGGTAACGAAGAATAGCTGCTTGAATCTTTTGGTATTGTACAAAGGCAAGATTAGGGGTGCTATGCAAATTGGATATGGAATTCGACCGCATATCAAGACTGAAAAGGGCGAAGTGTTGGATTACCATCAAGTGAGGGAATTTGACAGAATGTGGTTGTCTGATGATATGCCAAAGTTTAGCGAGACGATTTGCCTATCTCTCTTGCATAAGTATATTAGGGCAACACATAAAGAAATCAAGTACCTTATATCTTATGCCGATACGTCCATAGGTAACAAGGGAACTATATATAAAGCTGCAAACTATGAGCATATTGATACCATTAAGGCAGATTTCTATGTGTTACCAAGTGGTGAGCGTGTGCATCCGGTTACTATGTGGCATCGGCACAAGACAAGAATGTGGGAGGTTCTAACGGAACTATACCCAGGAATAAAAAAGGCAGAAGGGTTTCAACTTAAATTTCTGAAGAAGTTATGAAGAAAAGAAATAAATATATTCCTTGTCATTTGCATCCAGATTCTGAGCATTGGGTTAGAAAATGTCAATCTTGGAAGGCGAAGGTCGCATACGAGACTGAGGATGATGCTTGGGAGTTTCTGAATCAGAATCCGAAGTTACGGGCACAAGGTATGGCGGTGTATCGGTGTAGGATATGCAACAAATATCATATAGGGCACAAGAACAACAAATAAAAAATATAAACAGCAATGATAGTAATAAAAATCAAAACATGGAAAGACTGGAAGAAGGACTTTCTTGATTGGGTGCAAGAACCTCGACGCAAAACTTGCAAGGATTTTGTAGACTATATGGAGGCTTTGCAAAATAGTGTTCTCTACAAAATAATAGCCGATACTTGCGATAAATACGGCAATATGCGTGAGGGGCAAATCCAAGACATCACAGAAGCAGTCGAAAAATGCGTGGCTGAGTGTGCTAAAGAAGCACGCAAGTTAATCGATGAATGTCAGCCCGCAAAATTCTTCTAAGACTGCAACTTTCATTACAAGCAACACAAACTCTACACAACAAACGCAGTCAGCGTTATTTTAAAACATAAATAGTTGAGAATATGAAAAAAGAAGATAGACTTAAAATATATCGCAAATACGATGGTCATTGTGCTTATTGCGGCGAGAGTATAGAGTATAAGGATATGCAGGTTGACCATCTTGTTCCGAAGAATCGAGGGTGTTACTCTCGGTGGAGCGACAAGGCGGGAAAGTTTGTCGTATCCCATGGCGATGATTCCATGGAGAACTATATGCCATCTTGCAGGTCTTGTAATCTTCGTAAGCGTGATATGAGTTTGGAACAATTTCGCTCAGAGATTACTAAACAGGCTAAAGGATTGCTTAATGGTAAGGCATCTTTCCAAGTAAAGATGTCGCTTGCTTATGGGTTAATCGAAGAGCACTTTGATAGACAAATTGAGTTCTACTTTGAGAAATTTAAATAGTTGGGAATATGAAGAAGTTTAAGAAGTCGATAGAGATTAGCACTAAGAATATTTCAGACGTTCTTCAAGTGCCAATTGTTACAAGTTTATACAAGACTAAGAATTTTAAAAATCCTTGTCTTGAAGGTCGTAGCGTTCCTTATGATACTATAGCAGTGATGTATGTTCATATCGAAGGCTTTGATAGCGATTTTTGTATTAACCAAGGCAACATGCTCGCTCTTGATATTTGTGATACTTGGTATGCTTTTTCGAGGCTTGGATGGGAAAAACATAAAAACGATGAGGTATGAAGAAGAAAGGATATTACGAATACGACCAACCCATTTATCCACACTTATTGTGTGTTGGGGTTGGGTTGCAGTTTGAGGATGCAAAGAAAGCATTCTTGAATAATGATGGTACGGATATTGAAAAGTACGATTTTTTAAATGGTGATGGATTTACTTATTACGGACTTCACATAAGAGAAACAGGAAGAAAGTGCGTTCTTGTTTTATTCAGTAGCAGTAAGGCTATGCGTATGAATGTAATTTGTCATGAGGCTAGTCACGCTTGTGATGCTATCGAGGGTAATATTGAAATGGAACATGGTGGAGAACCATCTGCCTATCTGATAGGTTGGATAGCATCATGTATCAATAAGGCTCGTTTGGGAATCGGAGATTTTGTTGAAATCGTAGATAAGGAAGAAAAATAGCCAAAAGGCAAAATACCCTTTGGTGTTTACCCCATCACTATATATAATAATGTAGTGCTGGGGATTTTTGTGTTAACGTCTGCAAATTATTTGTTTATATTATTATAGAGTGTTAAATGATAAAAGAAATGTATTAAATAATTTGCATATTTCGATAATTCTTTGTATCTTTGCATCGTAATTAAGAAATAAAGGTTACTAATTAAAAATGGTGAGACACACCATAAAAACTGTAAGAAGAAAATGAAAAAGTTTTTTGAAAACTTATCTGAAAAGATTGAAGATGCGGCTTTTGAGGCGCAGCTTGATGATTTTACTTGCGAGTTTGATGCTATTAACAAACCAGCCGAAATCGTGGTGTCTGTTAAGAGTAGAAAGGTTATTCATTCAAATGGAAACGTTTCTTCTTATCCATATTACAATGTAGATAAGATTAATATCTATGATGAAGACGGAGAAGACGTTTCTTCAAAATATCCTTTGTTCTGCCAAAGAGTTAAGAATTGCGTGCCTTCTTATAAAGATGTTGAGAATGACTTGATGGAGGCAAATATGAGCGACACAGAGCTTTATTTTGGCTCAGAAGCTAATTATTTGCGTTATAAATATGGCAACTAATTTTTGGCTATGGAGTACGAAAATAAGTTTGTTGGTCTTTCGTCTGTAATGAGTAACGACCTTAAAATATTAAGGTATGAACTAGAGTATGGATGGAAATTGGCTCTTATGCCAAATGATGTGTGGTACAACTAATTACATTTAAAATTTCAAATTATGGCAGAAAAGATTGATATAGTGGAAATCCTAAAGGATAAGCCGAAAGGAACAAAGTTGTATTCTTCCGCTTGTGGTAAATGCAAGTTAGAAGAAGTGGATGATAAAAGTTTCAAAATATCCTTCTATAATTCAAAATTTGGTTTTATGAATGGTGGAGAAGGGTATCTTGATAAAAATGGCAAATTGTATGATGATGGAGAATGTGTCGTTTTTCCATCAAAGGAAATGCGTGATTGGCGCAAGTTCGCTTGGAAGAAGGGCGATGTGCTTGTTTCTAAAGACAGAAATGTACATATTATCTTTGAAAAGTTTGAGGATGATGCCTACACAAAATTTAGAGGCAAGCATTATCTATGGGAAGAAGGGGGTAGTATGGTGAGCTTTGAAGAGAATGAATACTATATGCAAACATCTGATTTCAACAAAGCAAATAAAGAAGAAGCTCAGACCTACATCAACACCATCGAAGAAAAGTTAGGTGGCAAGCTCAATCGTGAGACTTTGGTCGTAGAGAAGACTCAGCCAGAGTTCAAGGATGGGGATATAACAGAATCAATAGTTTCTTTAGTTAGACATAGTAAACTTTTTGAAGGTAATGAACCTATAGATGATTTTTTCCTCTCAAGACTTTATTATGCCAGAGAAGATGAAAAGAAAGAACTTTTTGATGCTCTAGCAGAGGAAGGCAAACGCTGGGATAGTGAGAAGAAACAAATTGTAGATTTGCCAAAGAAGTGTGAGCTTAATCCATTTGACCGAGTGTTGGTTCGAGACAATAGCAAACAGAAATGGATACCTGATATGTACAGATTCTATGATAAAGATGAAGAATTCCCTTATAATTGTTTTAGCAGTACGTACAAACGTTGCATCCCTTACAACGAAGAGACAGCACATCTACTAGGAACGACTGATGAGTGGAAAGGAGGTGAGGGATGAAAGGATTATGTAGTTACTGCTCCAGATATTTTTTTTGTAGCAAAAGACCCAAACAAAATGAGGAGGATGTAATACTTTGTTCAAGCTTTACCCAGAATAATGATAACGAAGAAACTATTTGGGAGCAGAGAAGATATGAGATAACAAAAGATGTTGCAGCAAGTCTTGTGCAACGTCCTAACTCTACGTGTGACAGTGTTATTAATTCTGCCATCAAAATCGCAGATAAAATAATAGAACGTTTAAAGGAGAAGTAA